ACGTATTCAATCAATATTTACCGCGACACAAACTCATAGATAGATGGGGATGTTAATTTATACTTATAGTAGGCAAGGTTAGCTTTAAATCGAGATACAGTCTGTAAATCTTCGATACATGAGGATATAATTATACATTGCCGTTCTTGAGTTATTAGTTGCCTTTTAAAAACATAAGCCAAAGTCACCATAATAACATGGAACCCGAACTTCCACCGGTTGACCGCGACCCCGCAAATCTCGGAGGTCAACAACTATTCAATCCATTCTATGTACCCACGCCACCTATGACCCCCGATAAACCAGTGCCCCGCCCACTGACACCTATTCCAGGAAACAGAGATCCCAATCTTTTTAACGCTGCAGACACCAGAGTGGAAAATGTTTTGAACTCAATTCAACAGAACATTCAAGGCATAGCAGAACAACCAGCTGTAGCTAAGGTTGTTAATGGTATTGCATCTGCAGTACCCGTCTCGTTGCCTCCATTTCCGTCCTATATTCCTCAACTATTAAACAACGTGTCCCAGACTGTGACGTTCGCCAACGCATACTGCGCTGGTCCCGGTCAGGGTAAGCCAGTATGCCGATTGTATAACGAACTCCGCGATAACAACTTATTGCAGGACATTGTGTCCAAGGTTGGTAGCGGAGCATCAAGTATCGATTTTGGTGAAACGGAGTGCTTCGCTAGATTCCTGAAAGATGTTATTAACAACGGATTTAGTGGAGACAAGTGGAACAAAGCAGTAGCACGTTTCAAACAAGAAGCCGGACTACCTGATCTACCCATTGGTTTCATTGAACAAGAATTGAAGAGCACTCTAACTACATTATCCGCCAATCTGGTAATGTTTAACATTGTACCATGGATGGCTATTCTACTTATCGGAGTATGGTTGATGGTTATCGCCGGGTGGTTTAGTTGGGTTATCGGACTGTTCTTGACGTTCGGTATTATCTTCATTGTTTACATTTCCCTTCTTATCCTCCGTCAGACCATGAAAGGTAGAATCGAGGCCACATATCAGAATATCAAACTGAGACTATGGGGTTATGCTCAAGCGCTGAAATCTGCAGGTGGTAGGTTAGGTAGTGCTGCAAGTACCGCAGCTTGTGCGTATGTTGGACCTCCCGCTGTGGGACCTGTAAACCCTTCATTGCCTGCCGGCTTGCCTGGTGGCTTGCCTGGTGGCTTGCCTGGCGGCTTACCCGATACCTCCAATCTACCTGATTTAACTAACCTAGATCAAGGGGATGGAACGAATATAGTTAACAATCCTCCAGGACCTCCGGGTCCTATCATCAGACCGAGGAGAAACTTGAGACGCTAATTCGAGTACTGTAGCTTTTTAAAAGGATAGTGTGGTGTCCACGTCATTCGTATCATTTGCGACATAGCCTTAAGACTATCATTTTATATCAAACCCTACACAACAATAATATAGATATTGACGTAGTATCCGGATACCGTGGAAATTGAAGACAATATGGATAATAGCAACAACGATGTTAAGGGGAAAAGTCCCGCTGAAGACGTAACTATTACGGATGACAATGTCGACGACGATGTAGATGATGAGATCATCCGTCTGATGAATACCAGTTTGAGCGGTGCTAAGATAGAAAGTAAGTATGTAGATAGGGGAGAACCTGGGGAAAAAGGAGACAGCGGTTCATGTACCGGTGGTTCATTGACAGGAGATATCCCAATGTCAGAAATTGGCGGTTTGGGTACAGCACTGCGCACTATGACCAATGACCCCATGGCGGCTATGGAATTAGTTAAGTCTGGATTGAATAGCATCCCCGGCGCTTCTCTGGATACTATCAAGGAAAAGGCTCGTAAGGGTGGAGGTCCAGCTCCAATGGTTAACAAACTCCTGAAGGGTAAACATAAGGAGAAGTTGCCAGACCGCAAGAACCTGAAGATCATGGATACAGAAATGAAGAAACATATGTACACCATGGCGAAAGAGAAAGAGACTGTTGGTCTAGCGGATGGTACGCTACTGAAAGCAGTAACATTCTGTCTCAGTGGAAGATTGAAGGAACGTATGATGCAGAGAAACAACTACTTCGGAGAGCTGAACAAAGGAGGTACTCCTATGCGCATTACTACAATCAAAGTGGGACTCTGTAGTTACAATGCAGTTGACGCTCCTAAGATGAAGCCTAACAAACGCGCTAACAAGCTTTTTAACTTCCCTGGGTACAAGTTTGGCGGAGAAGTCGTTATCGTACCCCAGATTGGAAGTACCAGCATCGAAGAGGTGGAAAGATGGGAAGAGAATAGATCAACGGTAGAAATTAGTTTGATGACACCAGAGACTATGGGCGTATCCGCTTCGTAAACTCATCTTAATGCTATTCTCATTTTAACCGCGTCTCAATATCTTACATTCCTTACTTCAATACCATAACGAACACCACCAGAATAAATGTAATAATTACTAATGCCATAACCGCCAAAAATACATAAAAAGCTTTGGTATACCAATGAGCCGATGCTACTGGTGTAGGCGGCGGAGCAATACCTCCTCCGGCTAACGGTATATTACCTTGCAAATCAAAAAACATAAAAGCGGGACCCAAATCACCGACTTCGGGTGTTCCTGAAACATCTTGAGTTGACAATACGCAATCGTAAGTGAAATTATTTAGTGTGGCATATTGGTAGTTGTTCTCATTAATAAACTTACCTAACGACTGAAACCAGTAAGCGGTACCATAATATGCTCCTAGGTTCCCAGCTGCAGGGACTCCTCTAAAAACTCCAGTGAATGGTGGTACTGTTTGAACGGGAATCCATACTCGTTCGTATCTATCTCCATCCGTGTCAAATGGTGATTTAGTTGTAAGTTGAATAGTGTCATTCCATTTGAAGGCTGCTATCCTAGGACCTGTTTGCCAATAATACGTAACACCATTGACATCTTGTTCGAATGATACATAACTCCCTAATCTAATTGGTGTACCAAGTGTCGCCTCTACGAATCTAGAACCTAAATCAACTAGTTGTCTAATTGTCCATTTAGTAGTGGGTTCTCCTTGCGCTTCTGCTAATGTTAAGGCTCCCTGTACCGCTATTTGGTTATAAATTCGATTGTGACAAATGCCCATTGCCATACAATTATCTACTAAGCTACCACATCCGGTACCTTGAATATTGGTAGCAGCATAAAAACTTCCATCAGCTGAATATGCGCTGTTGGTAGCACCGATAAATATGGTGTCTCCACTCTTCAACGGCGCATAGTTACCTGACATTTGTTTGAATATTTAATGCAGGGTGTCTTGTTAGGAATTTGCTTTTAACTATACTTTTAAAGAAGTCAATATAGTCTGATATGCGTTATTACTTATACAATCGTTAATTATCTATACTACTTTCATTATAATAAGAACTACAATAATAGCTATCACGATAGCAGCGTATACCGCCACACCAACAAACATCCATTGCCACCATTGCATACCAGTAGGTAAAGCGACTGATCTACCTGGATCTAATGGTACTACAACAGCAGGTATAAAAGTCATAGGATATGAAACATTTGATAGTAGATCATCATTGGCTCCGAGTGTTGGGTTGGCCATGTTCTTCTTTTCATGAATAGTTACTGTACAATTGGTACCACTACCTTGTCCCTCCACCAGGTAGTATTGTTTCTTATCGTCATATCTACCAACTGATTGTATCCAATACGGTAAAGTATTATCTGCGTAGTCTCCTATGTTTTCGGTACCATCGTATTTACCTGTCATATTAACACCAATATCTACTAGTACAAATACGCGATAGGGCGCGCTGGCGGTCCCATCAAATGGGGTGCCACCGGTAGAGGGTATTAAAAAAATGTTATCACTACTGTTCGACGCTTGCCAATAGTATCTAATGTTCGGTGTTACGCTGACATCTACAAAACTAACAGCGAAGTATTGACCTACCTGTAATGGTGTCCCCGATGGCATCTCTTGAAATGTATTGGTACCGGATGTGCGCTGCAATACCAATATCTCCATTTGAATGAAATTATTACCATCAGTAGCTTCCAGTCTAGTTCCAACTGACTTAGGTACGCCGCCAGAACCGCATGGTCCCACAACCATGCAATGACAACCTGATACACCACTGGGACAACCACCGCATGAACCATCTAATACAAACTGCATTACAAATCCTTGATTCTCTATAAAGTACAAACTACTATCTAGAATCTCTGTTGCCAAGTCAGCGGGATCGGCAGCCGCAGGACCAGGAACTACTGCTAGTATAGTGGGTGGTTGTCCCGGTACTAGATTGCGTCTAATCACGGCCTGGTTAGAACCCTGATTAACTTGTCTACTGACTTGTCTACCGGCCTGCCCATTGACTTGCCTACCTGCTTGCCCACCAACTTGCCCACCAACTTGCCTAGATCGCACTACAGAACTATTTTGTTGGATTCTTGACATATTGGACATATCCTGAACTCCCGATGGGAAGACTCCTGTACCACAACTACGACATGACATTGCGCATCCGTTCTGGATATTTTACTATCTTATACAATAAGTCTTTGTCCAACAGGAAATAAAGTACGAGGCATTATGGTATCCGCGAAAACTATATTTGTCGACAATATATGTAATAATCTAATTACTGACAAATATAAGCGATGACAAATATAAGTTATTGGTATGAATCGTAAGTCGCTGTTCTATTCTCCTCTCTTTTGGATACTATGTATAGCATTACTTTTACTGGCTTTATGGGTGTTCTTTGGGTCTAGTATCATTGCTCCAGAAGGTAGTAGTTCAGAACCTATCATGAAGTTACCTATGAATATTAACTTCCAGAAACGCGATATAGTAGAGTACGTAAATAAGGCTGTATCCGATGCTGCTAAACAAGGACAACTCCCTGCTGGAGCGGCATTTATTGATAGATATCGCGATGAGATTATTAGAGTAATAGCACCAACTAATACTAACAGTTTTAACAATTCAGACGGTAATATAGGCGCTAACGGAAATAGCTATATTAACGATAGTAAACAAAACCAACCGAAATCTACGAAACCTAAACCATTATTTATTCCCACAGCCCCAGGACAAGGTGGATTGGTACCACTAAATGGTGCATGTAGTAAAGGAGAACTTATCTGTAAACAAACAGTTGAACGCTTATACAATGTGGAATTTATTCGCGTTAGGCCACCATGGCTACTCAACCCCAGAACTGGAGAACCCTTAGAGTTAGACGTATATCACGACGGACTTAAAATTGCTATAGAGTACAATGGTGAGCAACATTACAATCAAGATCACCCGTTCCATAAGGGCAACAAGCAGAACTTCTATGATATGGTATATCGAGATCAAGTAAAGAAAGAGATGTGTGCGGAATTAGGTATACATCTAACGATTGTATCTTACAAGGTTCCACATATTAAGATACCTACTTATCTACGCCAACGATTACCTAGGAGGTAGGTACTCGGAAGATAGATACACTGTTGCTTTTTAAAAACTAAGATGTATATGTAAACAGTTAACTAATATGGAATAACTATAACTCGATAACATAAAAACTATGGATATACTATCAATGACTACTTAGAAGTCATAGTCATCATCAGTGGCTGTGGTACTAGAGCTGGTACCTATTTGTACACCAGCTACCACAGGTTGTGAAATTGCTATCTGCTGAATACCTTGTTGGATGCCTTGAGGCTGTTCCACTTGGGTAGTTCCTTGGGTAAAGCCCTGAGGTTGTGGTTCTTGGTTCTGTTGGCGCTGTCTCAGTCTCTCTGCAGCAGCATTGATAGCATCTATAGTATCTAGCTGTGTAGTAGGAGTGGTTGGTTGTTGTATAAGTTGAGGATAAGGAATAGTTTGCTGCGGCTGTTGCATAACCTGAGGCATAACCTGAGGCATAGGTTGACCCATTTGAGGTTGCTGATA